ATATTCCGTTTAGGGAGAATATTTACAAGCAAATTCAATTTACTAAATCTGATGTAAACACCTATAATATTAGTAAAACTTCGAAAGTTCTTAATACAGGTACACAACATAGAATAAACAGTGATGGAATAACATTAAGTCTAGGTGCTATATCTGCCCAAGATGATTATTTTGTATCAAATACATTAACAACATCAACAGCAATATCTGCGGTTGATCAAGTAGAAGTATTTTATGGTGGAAGACCATTACGTAAGTCGGGAATATTACATCAGGATATTACTGTATCCTATGATAGTCCCGAAGCAATAATCAACACTAATACATTAGCCTCGGCTGATCTATTACCAATTACAACAGTAATGGGTTCTGCTTATATTATTACAGCAACAAATCATGTATGGGTATATACTAACTCCACTGAAGTAGATTCTATAAATGGATATGTTTATCGTGGATTAAATTATCAACCTCCGGAATTTACTATAACTATCAATACATCTACACAAGCATTAACATTAAATATTGCAGAAGGTGTATCAAATAATGTTAAACTTGTTATTGTAAAAAAAGAATTTGCAAAATCAGATGTATGGAATACAGTAGAAGGTGAAAATCAAACACATACATTAATGGATAGTGATACAGTACCTGCTAGATTCTTACAGTTAAAACCTGCAGAATTACCGGACAAATATTATTATGGTGGAAACGTTGAACTGATGGATGCCACCGGACAAGTTTTATTAGACGAAAATGGAAAACCCTTAGAAGGAATATAAGATGACAAAAATTACACAAACTCCGGTATTGACTACCGCAACAGATAATCAAACATATTTGTTGGTAATTGATAATGGTATAACTAAACGCTTTAATTATAAAGCATTTGGTGAACAATTCTCAACTATATCAAGAGGTGATATTGGTTATATGGGTAGTCGAGGTAATCAAGGTTATTCTGGTAGTATTGGTTATCAAGGTGTCCAGGGAAATACAGGATATATGGGTAGTCAAGGTTCCCAAGGTTTTCAAGGATACAGTGGCAGTATAGGTTATCAAGGAGAGCGTGGTGATACTGCCTATATGGGCAGTCGGGGTTCTGCAGGATATTTTGGTAGTATTGGGTTTACTGGTAGTTTAGGATATTTTGGTAGTGTTGGATATGTTGGATCTAAAGGAACAGATGGAACATCTGTCAATATTAAAGGTTCTGTAGTTAACACTATTAATTTGCCATCAAGTGGAAACACATTAGGGGACTCATACCTTGTTTCTAGTACAGGACATCTTTGGATATATTCAGCTGCTTCAACACCAGGTTCAACAAATGGATTTGTTGATTCCGGCACCCTACAAGGGCCTGCAGGTTATACAGGTAGTTTTGGTAGTCAAGGTTTCCAAGGCAATCAGGGTTACACCGGATCATTTGGCGTTCAGGGTTATCAAGGCTATCAAGGTTACACCGGATCAATTGGTAACCAAGGCCTTCAAGGATTCCAGGGAAGTATGGGTTATCAAGGATATGCGGGTAGTTTTGGTGGTCAAGGATTTCAAGGTGATACAGGTTATACTGGAAGTATTGGCATCCAAGGTAATCAAGGATATACTGGTTCATATGGATATCAAGGTTTCCAAGGTACTAGAGGATCAGATGGCTCTAGTGTCAATATTAAAGGTAATGTTGTTAATTCATCGGGATTGACTTCAATTGTTAGTCCCGCATTAGGTGACGGATATATTTCTTTAAGTAATGGTCATCTTTGGGTTTATACTAGTACAGGATCAGTTAGTGGATTTAATGATGTTGGTACTATTCAAGGTCCTCAAGGGTACCAAGGCAATCAAGGTTACACCGGATCATTTGGCGTTCAAGGATTTCAAGGCTATCAAGGGCAGGGTTTCCAAGGCAATCAAGGCTTCCAAGGAAATCAAGGTACTGGTAATCAAGGTGCAGCCGGTACAAATGGTGGAACTGGTGCTCAAGGATTTCAAGGTGCAGCTGGCACAAATGGCGGCACTGGTGCTCAAGGTGCTACAGGTGTTCAAGGTGCAGCCGGTACAAATGGTGGTACTGGTGCTCAAGGTGCAGCCGGTACAAATGGTGGAACTGGTGCTCAAGGATTTCAAGGTGCAGCTGGCACAAATGGTGGTACTGGTGCTCAAGGTGCAGCTGGTACAAATGGCGGCACTGGTGCTCAAGGTAATATAGGTTATACTGGTAGTGCTGGAACCGGCGGTGGATCTCTTTCTAGAACAACTACTTTGGGAACTACAACATCAATACTTAATAACAGTACTGATAATATTTCAATTACTGGATTTAAATCTTATTCATTATTAAAAGTGCAAACAAGTGCAGCAGCATGGGTAAGATTATATGTAAGTGCTGCGGCTAGCTCTGCTGATTCTAGTAGAATTCGGAATACTGATCCTACACCTGGATCTGGAGTAATTGCTGAAGTAATTACTAGCGGAGCACAAACACAACTAATAACTCCTGCAATAGTGGGGTTTAATGATGACGCAACACCATCAACTACTATATATGCGGCTGTAACTAATTTAAGCGGTGGCACTACTGCCATAACAGTAACACTAACATTGTTACAATTGGAATCATGATCTATGTCAATATTAAAAGAATATATTATTACTGCCCATTCATATGATGATCTAGACAGTCTATATCATGATTTAGAAACGCCGGATACAGTAGGTCAACACAATTGTATACCGTCAAGAGCCATTGAATGTTGTAATCCTATGTCAGATACCAGGACCGCTCATTATCTGTTGTCCGATGATGAAGTTGAACAAATTAAACAAGATCCTAGGGTAATGGATGTAGAGTTAACTCCAGACGCATTAGGTGTTAGAACAGTTAAACAATGGACTGAAAGTACTGATTATTGGAGCAAGAGCAACACCGAGAATACGGTTAATGATCGTAACTGGGGAATATTAAAAGGTTTTGATCGATCAATTGTATCAGGCTGGGGAGCAGATGGCACAATAAATCGTAGTGCCACATTGACCAGTAAATTAAATGGGTTAAATGTAGATTTTATAGTATGGGGTGATGGTACTGATCCTAACAGTCCAGAATTTGCAGTAAATGAAGACGGTACTGGAGGCAGTAGATATTTCTATGTAGATTGGAATACTTATAGTGATTATCCCACTACGTTAGGATACCATAATGGTCTTCCTGATGCTCCTTACTCCGGCGATGGCAATGACCATGATCATATATGTGGAAGTATAGCTTTTGGTAATAGACAAGGGTGGTCTAAAAAAAGTAGATATACTAATGGTTTTATAAGTCCAGAGCAGGCAAAACTTTGGCATACAAATAAAGCCATTAATACTAATACTGGTTTTAAAAATCCAACTATTATTAGTAATAGTTACCTCAGTCTTATTAGCACTTCAGTGAGTAATATCACTTCAATAACCTATAGAGGTTCAGTGATTGATGGACCGTTTACCACTTCTACTAATTGGTCTGGATACAAATTATGGATGAATGATACTGGCCTTACCGTATACGGTATTGGCCCTAATGACATAGCTTGGTTGTATTACAGTGCTGCTTACAGAAGCCGAACAGAAGATATGATCAATGCCGGAGTTATCAATGTAGTGTGTGCAGGAAATTCTAGAAATTATGTGGATGTTCCTGGTGGTCTAGATTATGATAATTCTATAACATGGGATGACGGCTACGGCCCAAGAACTATGTATTATAATCGTGGCAACAATGCTTTTGCAACTGGATCGATATCAGTTGGATCTATAATGAATCGTGTGGCAAATACTCCTAGTCCAAGAAGTACTAGAGGTCCGGGACTTAGTATTTGGGCGCCAAGTAGAACCACAGGCAGTACTTGGGATCCAGGGTCTATTAATCCAGACGGCACAGGATTAGGATATGGTTATGAAAGTACTACTCAATATGCCGATCCAAGTTCTCCTGGGTATCTACCACCTGTAAAAAATGTAAGAGATAATAGAAATAGTAATCATTATATAATTAAAACCACCGACGGGACCAGCTTTTCAACTCCTCAGGTTGCAGGGGTGTTAGGGTTATACGCTGAATTAAATCCTAGGATGACCGCAGCCGATGCTCTGTCCATATTACAAACAGTGGGCGATAGTTCAGGAGTTTATTCTACCAGTGATACATATTATGACCCTACAGGAGTTGCCGGTGGGACTAGATTAGCTTTGGGTTTTATAGATCCAACATTTAATATTACTGCAAATACAGCTTCAATAACTACAGGATCGACTGTAACATATTCGATCGATACCACTGATGTACCGCTTGGATCTATTGTATATTTGACCGAAGTTGGTTCCACTGAAGTAGCGGCCGGAGATTTTACGGACGGAGTAACACGGGCACCTATAACTATTACCAGTAGCAGTACTCAGGTATTAAGAACATTAAGTAATTCTTTTTCAGGAATAAGAACATCTACACTTCAACTAAGAACAGGCGGCTATAATGGAACGATACAAGGATCTGCAACTATTAATTTAATAGGAAAAAGTCGTCTAGGAATTACATTCCCAAGTTATAATCATAATGCTAGACCAACAACTGGGCAAGTTTGGCCTCGCCCTCGCATTTTTAGAAGTGCAAGCTAAATCAAAAATGCAACTATAATGCGAATATAAATACACTATAAACTTATGTACACTATGACAAATTCAACCAATAATCAAACAACTGCTACACAACCCAAGCCTAATGAGCAGGGGTCGATAAGTATCCAAGGTCATATTAAAATCTTTGATCCAGAAACTAAAGAAGTATACATTGATAAACGTAATGCTATTCATTATGAAAACTTTTCAGTTGCCCTAGCAAGAAGTTTAAGCAATCAGGGTTATGGTACTATTGTAGAAATGGCCTTTGGCAATGGCGGCACCAGAGTTGATCAAACTGGTATTATTACTTATCTTACACCCAATGTTGTAGGAACTAATGCTAGTTTATATAATCAAACATATTTTAAAACAGTTGATGCTAAACAAGCTAGTGATTTAGATCCTGCTAGAAATTTTATGGAAACACGTCATGTTTTAGGCACAGCATATACAGATATTCTAGTAAGTTGTTTATTGGACTTTGGTGAGCCTAGCGGCCAGGCAGCATTTGATAATGCTACAAATTCAGATGGTACATTTGTATTTGACGAATTGGGATTAAAAGCCTATAGTCCCGATGGTGCAGGACTAGGAGATTTATTAACCCACGTTATATTTCACCCTGTACAAAAATCAATGAATCGTATGATCCAAATTGATTATACTGTAAGAATTCAAAGTCTTACTGGCGGAGTATAATAATGCCCTATACATTAAAATTTTCTGATTCTACTAAAATTGCTGAAATCACTGTACCGGATATGCCTCCGGGAATTAATACAGTTGACACAAGTTTAAGTCTAGTAGGTCGCGGTTATCCTAACTACGGTGAGAAAGTTGCTGGAAACTTCTTACATTTATTAGAGAATTTTGCAGGACCTATATCTCCACAAAATCCTATAGAAGGTCAACTATGGTACGATACCAGTGATCCTACTAATAAAGTTTTAAGAATTATGGATGGGACTGCTACGTCTGCACGTTGGCCTAGTGCTAATGGAATTTATCAACAATCTACTGATCCAAAAAATTCACCTAGTGTGGCATTAAAAGCTGGAGATATTTGGGTCAACACTTTATTAAATCAACTTAGCATTTATTCCCCACCGGGATGGACGGTAGTTGGTCCATCCGTGGGTAGTGGGGGATCTAAAACAGGTGCAGAAGCTAGTGTTGTCCAAGATACTCTTGGAATAGATCATGCTGTGATAAAGAATTATGTTGATGGTCAGGTAATTTCTATTGTAGCAAAAGATAATTTTATTCCTAATCCTGTTATATCTGGATTTTCTTCATTGTTATCTGGAGTTAATTTAACCACAGGTCAAAGTTCAACATTTAACGGAACTGCTAAATCTTCATTGGCTTTGCAAATAAATGGTAATGATTATGATAGTTCTACCTTTTTAAGAAAAAATGATCCTGTTGGACAAACAGTTACAGGTAAGATAATATTTCAATATGGAGTTGTAGTTAGTGATTCTGTCACTTCTTCGGATTTTATACAATTATATAAATCTAGTGGTGATGGAATTTTATTGAATAATATATCAGGCGGCAAGATATTGATTAAAAATAAATCACCTTCGGGTGGTTCAATATCTGATACATTATCTATCCAAAGCGGAATAGTGGGTATCAATACTTCTACAAATATAAATTCTCCAAATTTAGATGTAAATGGAACTGTTAGAATTTCTGGAGGATTAACAATAACATCAACTGCTAGTAATGCTGTTATTGTATCTGGAAGTGTTACTGTTGGAAGTAATATTAATGTTACTAATAATTTAAGTGTTTTGGGAATAACAACTAGTACAGGTCAATTACGTCTTGGTACTAGTTCTGGAAATGGCGCTATCATTGTTCCTAATAACAATAATACCTATGATATAGGTGCTGTATCAAATACTTTTAGAGCATTATATGTATCGGATGTATATACTTCTAGAATTAATGGATCTGCAACATCATTTCCGGGAATGATTACAGTTTATGGTGGTAGGACAGCCCCGCCGGGTTGGGCATTGTGTGATGGTAGTAATTTTACCACATCAACTAATGTAACACTATTTTCGATAATTGGTTATACTTATGGTGGATCGGGTGCTACTGCTAAACTACCAAATATGTCTACTTCTACATATGTTTCTACAGGAACAAATACAGGAACATATCTAAAATATATTATAAAGCTATAAAATGTCATACACTATACGTAACGCCGACGGCACTATATTATTATCATTAGCAGATAATACTGTTGATAAAACTACAACTTCTCTTTCTTTAGTAGGAAGAAATGTTAGTTCTTATGGACAATATTACAATAATAATTTAATACAGATGTTAGCTAATTCAGCTAACACTACTAATAATCCTCCAAGAAATCCTTTAAAGGGTCAGCTATGGTATGATTCTACTGTTAAAAAATTAAAAATATATGACAGCGGTTTTAAACCAATCAGCGGTGCTATTATTTCTGGAAGTCAACCTATTGATCTTTTTTCTGGCGATTTATGGTTTGATTCTACAAATAATCAATTAAAAATATATAGTGGAAATATTGTATATACAGTTGGCCCTGCATTCCCAGGTTCAATTGGAGATACAGGATGGACCCTTCCTCTTTCAACTCTTAAAGATTCTGCCTCTAGATCAAGACAAGTTGTACTTCTAAAATCATATGGACAATTTGTAGGTATGATGTCTAGATCATCATTTGAGTTATCCAATGCTGATTCTTTAACATATTTTAATACTTCTACTACTGCTACTGTAGTTTCGGGACTTACTGTATTAGGTGATATTAAATTTACTGGACAAGGCACCAATAAGAATTTGTCAATGAATGTTGATATTGATAAACTCGGAGTTGGTGGAAATGTAACATCTAGTGCAGATTATAACAATCAAAATCAAAAAATTATATCTCTTTTAGCTAGAATGTTTCCTATCACTGCTAATACTGCTACTAATGATATTGGAGTTCAATTAGGATCAGAAGCAAGAGTATTATGCTATTATAGTAATCCTTCTTCGAGTATAGAAATTAGAAGATTCTATGTAGTAAATCAACCAGGAATTGGTATAAGCTGGCAACCATATAATATATATACTGGTACAGCTTTTCCTAATAAAGTTCCGGGATCTTTTTAAATAACACGAGTAAAACATGCCTTACATTTTAAATAAAACCAATGGAGCTCGCCTTGCAGTATTGGCTGATGCAACACTAGACCTTACAACAGATTTAACATTTGTAGGTAGAAATTATGCCGGCTACGGAGAAACAGTAAATGAAAATTTTGTTAAACTTTTAGAAAATTTTTCAAACAGTACTCCTCCACCTAGACCAATACAAGGACAACTTTGGTTTGATAGTTCAGCCAAAAGATTATCTTTATGTTATGATGGCAAAAACTTTAAGAGTATAGCTAATTTAAGAGTTCAAGCAGACCAACCACAATTTTCTATTACTGGTGATCTTTGGTGGGATGAAACTTATGGGCAATTAAAAACTTATAATGGTTTTGAATATAAAATTATTGGACCTCAAGAATCTGCCACAGCATCTTGGATCCCAGGAAGAGAAACAACACCAGATTTAACAGCATCGGTTCTACGAGGTGAAGTAGAAAAAGATGTTATAGCGGTTCTTTCAAAAGTAACTTTTACACCATCATCTGATTCAATTTTATATAAGAATTTTAGCAATGGGGTACACAGAGGAATTACATTAGCCGGAGCCGTTAATAGCTCTGGATCTACTAAGGCTAGTGGCGTTTATCTTTGGGGAACAGCAATTGAAGCATTAACTGCTAGTTCGGCTACTTCTGTGGTTGTAACATCAACAGCAACGGATGCTAGTTTCTTTGTACCATTTACATCAACATCTGATGGTGCTGCGGTTCTTAACACCGATGCTGGATTAAAATATAATCCATCTACTAATGTATTAGATACCATTGCTAGTTCTGCTCGTTATGCAGATTTGGCTGAACGCTATGCAGCAGATGCAATCTATGAACCGGGCACGGTTTTAATTATAGGTGGTGACAAAGAAGTCACAACAACTGCAATTTATGCTGATACAAGGGTAGCGGGCATAGTAAGTAAAAACCCAGCCTATATGATGAATTCCGAGGCCGGAACCGACGAAACTCACCCCTATATTGCCTTAAAAGGCCGCGTTCCTTGCAAAGTTTCAGGCCCTGTAATTAAAGGTGATCTACTAGTAACAAGCGGCATTCCGGGATATGCTCAAGTATGGTCTTCTCGAGCTCCTGAAGGATCTGTAATAGCTAAGGCCCTCGAAAATAATCTCGAAGGCCTTAGCGTTATTGAAGTATTGGTAGTCTAAACTGCCATTGGTGCTTTAATAGGTGAATGACAAGTATAACCAATCAGTTCAATATCTTGCATAGTGAATTTAGTTATATCGGCATTACTTGTAATTTCTAAATTAGGTAACGGCAACGGTTTTCTACTTAATTGTTCTTTTACTTGCTCTAAATGATTTTCGTAGATATGAGCATCCCCAAAAGAGATAATTAATTCTCCTACAGCAAGATCACAGACCTTAGCTATCATATGTGTTAATAATGCATAACTTGCAATATTAAATGGCACTCCAAGAAACATATCTGCACTACGCTGATACATATGGCAACTTAGTTTTCCATTACTAACATAAAATTGAGACATTATATGGCAAGGAGGCAATGCCATTAATTCAAGTTCTCCGGGATTCCAGGCACTTAGGATATGTCTGCGGCCATAAGGATCATCTTTAATACCGTTAATCAATAACCTTAATTGATCAATATGTTTAACAGCCATTCTGTTAACACCAAAAACTGGTGCTCTCCAAGAACGCCATTGTACTCCATACACTCTTCCAAGGTCTCCTTTAAAACGAGCTTTCTTTGTCCAATATGGTGCTGTAGCATTATCACTCCAAATTGTTTTTTCTTTGCTAGTTTTATCTCCGTACAGTATTTCTTTTAAACGATTCTCATCTCCGCTACCTTCAATGAACCATAGTAATTCACTAACAACAGATTTCCATGCTAACTTTTTTGTAGTAACGGCTGGAAATCCTTGTTCAAGATTAAACTTTAATTGTAGACCAAATTTACTAATGGTACCAACACCGGTTCGATCTGGGCGATGTTCGCCTGTTTCTAAAATTTCTTTTAGAGCGTTAAGATATGCGTCTTCTGGGTGTTTCATATATTATATTCTTTCATTGTATATGTTACAGGATCTGTATATTTTATATGTTCTTTAACTCTTGGAAAATTCTTTTTGACATAATTCATATTAAAAAATTTATCACAAGTATAGTCGGCATTTATTTCAGTGATATAAAATCTACTAACAATTCTCATAGTTTGATCATAAATTGATTGACCACCTATGATGAATATTTCTTTATCTGGATATTCTAAATCACAAAAGTCAATAGCACTACCAATGTTAGTAAAACAATGATCTGCTTTAGAATAAAAATTACGACTTAATACAATATTGATTCTATTTGATAATGGATTATTTAAACTAGTCCAAGTAGTTGATCCCATAATAACAATTTGATTTGTTGTGAGATGTTTAAACCATGTCATATCACCAACAAGGTGAGGCCAGGGCATAGATCCGTTAAAACCTATGCCCTGACTTTTTTCTATTGCTACAATAGCATTGATCATTCAGTAACAACTGCTACTTTTTTAGTTCTGCGTTTTGGAGGATCCATTGCGTCTGCTTGTTTTCTCAACAGTTGAGCTTGTTTGAATAAAGCATCAGCTTTTGATCGAAGTGCCGCAGGGCTGGTATCTTCTACTACTAGAGTTTCCTCTACAGGTTTCTTAGTATCAACAGATTTTTTATTTGGAGTTTTTCCATCTGTGATAGCTAGCTCATCAATACTTACACCCTTCTGTTCAGCAATGATAACATTTAATTCATCAAGCGGAATAGATGTTTGTGTATCCGGAGTTACAATAACGCCACTTGTGGGAACCTTTTTAAGACTTCCACGATTATGCAACCATTCTAGCATATTGCTACCGTCTGGAAATTTTCGTACGGCTAAAATATCTGCTAGTTCGTTTGCTTGTTGAGCGCTGTTGTCTTGAACCAAGTTCATCAATGCATCGTGATAGGTGTCACCTAGACCATTAGTACCTACTACTAATGCGCTATATGGATCTCCTGGTAATGTACGATAAACAATAATGATCTTGGCATTATTGTTTTTCATTTTTCCCACATGTTTCATGTGATTCTCCTTTTAGGCAGCTGGTGTTTCTTCAGCGGCAGGTGCAGCTTCGACAGCTGGTGCTTCTTCAGTAGCTGGTGCTTCTTCAGTAGCTGGTGCAGCTGGTGCTACTGCATTTAAAAATGCTGTAAGTCTATCATAAGTTGCACCAACAGCTGATGATTCGGATGCTTGGAAAGCGCCTCGGCGGACTGCAACTTCTACAATAGCACGTAGATTTTGTAGATCGCTGATAGTTAATTCTGGTTGAGCAGCCGCAGTTGCTCCACCACCTACTGCTTCATCAGTAGCCATTTGTGCTTGTTCTTGATTTTCCATTTTAAAATATTTCCTTTTTATTCTTATGTAAGTGGGGACATCCTAAAGTCAACATAGTAATCTCCCTAGGATCCTCCATGCCTATTTCTATAACATTAGTCATTTTTTTATTTTGATCTAATGTTATTTTCTTCTTTATTGCATACCTACTATTTAAGTTATAGCTAATCCAATGATCAATAAGTTTGATATCAATATATTGATCTACAGAAATCTTACTAAAGTGTTCTGGAATAAAGGATAATTTCCTTAACTTCAGAACACCTAGCGGGTTTATCTCATTTCTGTTTAATGACATTAACTGCCTACTTATTTATAATACGCGGTCTGACCGAAGGGTGAAATTATGGTTTCGTTGCCGTGTATAATGAACAATGATTCACAGTAATCTTCATCACCCCAGCTTCCGCAAGGATAACCATCTGTAAACATAATGAATCGTTTGGGTTCAATATTTTCATTTTTCATAAACTCAAAGTTTACGTCAAAGTCAGTACCACCACCGCCTTTGCATTCATAGTCTAGAATTTCATCAGCAATATCACCAGTGAATTGTTTATAGTTGTAGATTTCTGTATCAAAGCACCACAGGTTTAATTTAAAATCAACATACTCATCCATAATACCTTTGACTTCACTTAAGAAGTCCTTGGCCATTTCATCCGAAATACTACCGCTCATATCAATGGCCACTGATACATCAATTGTTTCCTCGTTCATCAATCCTGGCAAAATTGCACCACAATGTTGACTTTTACGATTAGGACGATTAAAGCTAAAATTACTTTTAACAATACTTTGAATGTTCATACGCAACATCTGACGCCAATCCATTTTAGGCTCAGTGAAGTCACTAATCATACGACGAACACCTGCAGGAACTCTACCAGCCCCAGCTGCCTGAGCAGCCGCAACCATTGCTTCCTTGATCTCATCACGGATCTGTTTCTTTTCTTCAGCAGTTAAACGTGGGCGACCTTTGCCGCTGCCATCTACTTCTTCTCCGTTACCGCTATTACCTTCACCGTCCTCACTATCGTCTAAATGTTCATCCAATAATTCGCCTAGTGAATTGATATCAATCTTATCTGCTTTTTCATAGAGATCTTCATAAATCTCTTCATAACTCTTGCTACGATATTTGTTATCTTGAAAAATTTGAATAAAGCTCGGAACGTTACCAATATTTTCATCTTTAAGAATTTGATTAGTGGCATAGTCAGCGGCAATATTTGATAGTACAGGATCACGACGATCACGACGACCCATATGATCAAATACATTATGCAATACTTCGTGAGCAAAGCCGAACTCTGCTTCTTTAGGAGTTAGTTTATGAACAAACCCGTTATTGTAATAAAAGTTCCTGCCGTCAGTGGCCAGTGTATTACACCAGTCACTGGCATCAACCATTTTAAGACGAGTAGCCAAATTGCCAAAGAAAGGATGGCGCAATAATAGTCCTACTCGAGCGGTAATAAGTTTATCAAGAATCTTATTCTTTTCAGCTTGAGTAAACTCTTTAGTAGCCCAATCTTGTTTCTTGGACTTTTCAGTTTTCATTATTGATGACATAGTGTATCCTTTTAGTGTTTAAGTATATATTATACATTAAATTTATCAAAAGAGCAAGCAAAAAGGGCCCCTAAGGGCCCAATTTTAGCCTTCCATTGCTTGGATAATGTACTTACCGTACTTGTCGTGGAATCGATCAAAGTTCTTCAATTTGCTAGCATCAAACGGTAGTTGATAGTTAGTCAATGCAACTTTGGCACCCATAACAATAAGTTCAGTTGGGAAGTTCTCCATCAAGAATGCAAAGAAGTTATCTGCCATTCCGTCCCAATTTTTAACTTTCTTTTGATCAGCAGTCTGTAGCTCATAGCACAGGCTAACTGTCAAAGAGTACATAGCGGAGATTTCTTTGATCTCACATTTGGTAATTTTGCCAGATAAGATATCTTCAGGTTTAGGCATCTGTTTAGCAACACGGCGGTGAGCCATAAACTTAACAGCAAGTCCTTCACCAATTGCACCAGCAACCAAATCAGTCAACGTACCTTCTGACAGGTCATCATCTGCAAGCAATTCGGATACAAAAGACCAGCTACGGGGAGTAGCAAAGGCACGTGAACTAGACTTTGGATCAAAGTCGTACAGGTCTTGTTTAGCAAAGCCAACATAACCAACAACCTGCTCGTGTACTTTATTCTTAACAGCCCATTCTTGCCAATCTTCAAAGTCGGATTTCAATTCCAAGTGAACAAAACGGTTAGCCAACGGAGCAGGCATACGATAAGTAACACCCTTATCAGTTTCACGGTTACCGGCAGCAACAATGCTTACACCTTTTGGAAGTACATAAGTACCAACACGGCGATTTAATACCAATTGGAAAGCCGCTGCCTGTGTAGCAGGAGCCGCAGAATTCAACTCGTCTAAGAACAAGATAGCAGTGGATTCTGGATCAGTGGGTAATTCTGCTGGAGGTGCCCAAGTCATAGTATTTTCGGTACTATTGTAATATGGAATACCTTTGATGTCGGTAGGTTCCCACAGACTCAAACGGACGTCAATAACTTCGCGACCTTGTTCGTCACCAATTTGTTTAACAATATCGGATTTGCCAATACCGGGAGGGCCCCACATAAACACGGGACGCTGAATCTTAACGCACTTGCGGATGCTACGTTTAGCTTCGTTAGGGGTAACTGTGCGATTTGCGGAAATTTTTTCTGCCATACAATACTTTCTATATTGGGTTAAATTACTATACTGTGCTTCTCAGTATGTAATAATTATACAGCAGATTATAGGATTTGTCAAGCAGATTTTAGACTTTTTGCTTTAGCATTGCTAAATCTTGCAATGTTGCCAGAAAACAACACTAATTGGACAGCCATTTTATCATTAAAAACATAGATTTCTTTATTGGTAACAAACCAAGGGCAATCTATAAACTTATCCAAATGGATAATAAGTTGATTGGTATATTGCATAGGTTCTTCAAATTTCACTTGATATGATTTAAGCCCAGCCTGGATTAGAGATTCAAACCCTTTATCAGTTAGTTTAAGACCTCCAGATGATTTGGATCTAAAATTACACCAAAATACCTGTTTTAATTTATGAATAGATTTATCGTCAACAGCTAGACCTAGCTGACCTGCCACATATTTGGTGATTTCAATTCTCTGATCCATTGGTTAACTTGTCTCCAGTAACCAATTTAAAAACAGCAAATCCATCAGTGCTAAACTGTTTATTGAGTTTTTCAGCAAGATTAATTGCATGGCCAGAATTACTAAAAGAAACTTTTTTATATTTTGGACCTAATTGTTGTGCAACCAGGCTGGTAGTTTTTAGATTAATAGGTTTACCTTGATAGAACACTGCCCAGATAGCATCAGCTTCTAGTACCTGTTCTGTCTTATATGTTTTTTTATTGGTAATTTCTAAAAGTACCGTTGGTTTAGGTCTGCTCATTATGTGTGATTCTCCACACATATTTATCAGCTTTTTTAGAATTTCCCACCGTCCATTTTAACTTCCATAGTACTTGGTTGTGCCGCTGATGCTAAAATTTGATCCATTTCGCCTGCTAAACGTGTCATTACCACGCTTAAACTGTTCTGTAAGTCGGTAATTTCTTTAATACTAAGGGTTATATTCTTTTGATTAGTTTTGATAGCTATACGTGCTTTATCTAAAAATTCTTCAATAGGCAATGTGTTTAATGGCTTCATACTTTGGTCACAATGTTTAATGCTGACTTCATATCAGCTTCTGTTTTAAACGGTCCTTGATAAGGATATCTTTCTAAAGTTATCAATTTAGGACAAAAACTTTTAACCCATCCTTTACGAAATTGAATTATATAATATCCTGCACAGTATTGACTCTTACTTTTGGCACTCTTAGCATACAATGGTAATTTCTCTTTTACACTATATACAGGTCCATAGGGTTTTGAACTACAAGGATAATCGTAGATAGCATAATTTTTATTATCCGGGGTCAAGGACTTGATTTTTTTAACACCTTCCTCAAGTACATTGATTCCAAATTGTACTTTAATTTCTGAAAGATCTTGAAAATTGACTTTTTTACCTTTTCGTAAAAACACATATCCTTTTTTAATCTTTGATATAGATCCTATCTTACTTTGATCATTTTTAATTAACCATTCTTTATTTGGAATTAATACTTTTGAAATTACAGCATTCATGCTATGTACCTCGCGTTAAGTGGTTCTGCATAACTTTGCACTTGTTCACTGATTTTAACAAGATCATATTCTGCACAAAGTTTAAGCAATCGTATTCCTACTTGTGGAATATTTTTTTCTTCTATAATAGCAGTATCGATTGTTTCTTTAATAATTGCTTTGATATCTTCTGGCTGCGCAGTTAGGTCACATAGATTTACATTGCGGGTATAATCGTCTAATACACGATGTTCAATACCTTCGTGGTCGGTCCAACGCTGGAGCATGAGATTGTTCCAATTGTATCCGCGGCTTTCACGATCGGCAAATGCATCACGCAGACCAACTTTATTCTTTGTGCCTTTTTCACGCACGCCGGGGTATGCACTAAAGATGTTGTCGGAAGTGTCTCCACGCATACACTTCTCAAACAGCAACCATGCTGGCTCTGGCGCAGCTTTTGCTTCATTGGTTTTTTTATCTTTAACAGGCTTGCCCTTTTCGTCAAAGTACCCTTCGTGTGTGGTTGTAATTTGCATCACACCATTATATTGCTTGACGTTAGGTGCGATCAATTGTGCAAAATCGCCATCTGTCGAAATAATAATATGATTATCATTTGGATGACTTTGTATCCAGCCAGCAATTAAATCATCTGCTTCTAAGCGAGGATGTTGCAATACTGTACAGTTAGTCTTTCCAGTAATGTAATCTTTAAACTCGTCGAACGTTTCCCAGAACACACGATCTTCTTCTGCTTCACGAGGACTTTGAGCAGCACGAGCTTCTGTACGTTGACGTTTGTACGGAGCATATACATCTTTACGCCAGCTACGCCCCTCTAAAAAGAAGATTACGTGATCACCTTTGAAGTCACGCCATGCTTTTCGAACACTGCCTAACACTGTGGCTAGACTCATACCAATCTTATCATTCAAGTCTCCACGAATAACATGTCTAGCACGAAAAAAAGTATTTGCTGTGTCTACAAGTATGTATGTTTTGTTCATTAAGAAACTTCCGTTTTTCCATTACCTAAATTGTTTACATTAATAAAACCGCTGTTTCTACGATCCATATCAATGCCCGATTCTGCGCCTAAGTTTCTACATAATTCAGTGAACCACTGATCTACAATTACTTCATCAGTTTCACCTGTGTATCCTGCGCTACGTAATTGTAACACAAAATATTCATTCCAATCAAGCTCAAAGAATCCATTACGAATATTATCTTTATTAACGTGAGTATCTAATACTGCAACCCAGGGTTCTTTTTTTTCTGTAGCAATTTCTTTTGCTGTTTTTTTAGGTTCTTCAACTTTGGGTTCTGGTGCAGCTGGTATTTTTACTTCATCTTTAACACCGAATAAATTTTTAATAAATTGTTTCATACTTTTCTTTTTGGGTTTTATAAAAATTGTTTGATCAAGAATACCCATTAAGTACCCCACTCGTTTTTAAACAAAGGCACTTGTAGTCTATCACTATATCTTAGTCCGTGTTTCATTGCTAGTAATGCTACATTACGATTGTTCATTGAATATACACTTTCAACTCCGCCCACTGGCATTAGATAAACGTGTCCTAAAAATCCTGCTGCACGATATTCAGCAATGGCACGTTCTGCATCTTTAAAGTCTTCCTCAGTAGCAATAACAAACTTCAAATATGCTGTACCATATTCTTCATACTCGCATACACGTTCGGGTTTGATAGCATCCGACCACGGCTCTCCGCTACAAGGTAATTTAGCACTTACGCTAAATGTGATATCTCTATAGAAGTCAACATCATCAGAATGATATTTCCAAGTATGTAGGTATTGTTTGAATTCTGTTGTTAAACGCATTGTGCCATTTGTCTCAAAGGTAATTTCTTTAAGACCTTGCATCTTAGGATGCTTCAACAAATCTGGATATTGTTTTTGCCAACCTAACAATGGCTCACCACCAGTGATAACAAGATGTTCATCACGCCATTCACCATGTGGAAGAATTTCCATAATGCGTTCTACAATTGCATCTGTAGTAAGTAATGGACTTAGATCCTTAAAGCGTGGATCCCAACTTGCATAACTATCACAACCTGTACTAACAAGTGGCAACATTTTATAATCTGTATATTTGATTGGATCTATATTATTTGCTTCTTCGCTTAGTTCACCACGCGGCATACCAAAGCCTGCACATTTGAAATTACATCCAAATGTACGTAAGAAAACGGACGGTACCCCCATGTAACGTCCTTCACCTTGAATGCTGTAGAACAGCTCTGCTATTTTAATTTTACTCATATTGGTAGATAAATGTTAGACCATTGTTTAAGTTTTTCAATCTTTGCTTTTTTAGCAATTTCTAGATTGTCTATTGATATTATACTGAATTCTAGCATAATGTCAATCATTGCGAGCATATCACCTAATTCTTCTTCAAGATGATCTCTATTAGTTTTAGGCTTGCCCGGTTTTACATTATCAGCGCCAAAGCGTCTAATCTTGCTTACTGCTTGTATTACCTCGGCACATTCTTCTTGGAGAATGTCCAAGACTTCTTTTTCTTTACTATTCATTTATATCCTTATAAAATCTATAAGTAAATGCATCCACAAGGCACTCGTAACTAGTATTATCATTTACTCGAATATATTGTACCCAAATTTCTTCGTTACGTTCTATCAAATTTGTTACCATAAATTTAATTTGATTACTACTCCAATAGCTACCAATATTCACTATGTTTAAATTTTTAATCATTTTTTTTAATATTTAAATATTCGTCATTGTGTATCCACTTGTTGTTAACTAGGAATCCCCATTCACGACGTTGCGGTCCTGGCATAAACAATGTCCACGGAGTAATACCTTCTTCTAATTCAATCCTATGATAACTTTCGGGTTTAGAAATTCTAAAATGTCCAGGACCTCGCCATTTTGCTATTTCTGTAAACTTCTCTCCCTTATCATTAAATTGCGGAATCCATTCCCAGTATCCACCTTTTAAGATAAGTGTAGCATATGGCCACGGGTGATCATGAACATCATCTGGATCTGATTTAATAAACTTATGTATGAAAATATTAAATGGAAAATTTTTTCTTTCTTTAAGAAAAACGTAGTATCGTTCTAGATATGGTTGATTATTTTGACGATCCATTACTACACGTTTTCGACCCATACGGTCTAATGTATTTAGAAAAAATGTAGTAAGGAACGTCATTGACTTATCTCTTAAAATTGATACGTTACTTTCATTCCAATAACAGCATCATTAACACCTGCTTGACCTTGATAGTTCATACGATTTTCAATGAATGCCAATGCATTAGTAGCATTTTTTTCGTTGAATTTATAGT